GTTAGTTATTAGATGGGATGAAATAGCTGAAGTCTTTGAAAAATGATTAGTTAATAAAAATTTTGGTTGTATAATATAACTAGGAATGTGTATTAGCTAAGCACATTCCTTAGTATATTATGCAAAAATTACAGTTTAGCTAATTAAATCCAAGGAGGGATATAATATCCTATAATACGCTCAAAATATTTTAAATTTAGAATTCTATTTTGTAAAGAAAGAGGTTTATTATGAAAAAAGTTATTTTGACAGCAATGGTTATTGGCTCTTTGAGCCTAAATGTAATGGCAATTGATAACGCTACTGGTAGTGGTAGCGGTATCGCTTATGGTACAGGAAGTAGTGCTAATGGTACACATGATGTATCCATCGGTGTATCTTCTAAAGCCGAAAACTATACAAACCAAAATGGTTCAATAGCTATTGGTCATAAAGCTCATACTGAACTTATGGCTGGTGGTGTTGAAGCAGCATTTGGTTTTGGTCAAACTACATATAGTGGGAGCGAATTTTCATCTGCACGTGTCCCAGCTGACCCATCTAAAGTTATTGGTGCAGTAGCTATTGGCAATAATACATATGCTCGTACAGGTTCTACTATGGTTGGTTCTCATAACTACCATGGTGAAATTGGTGATGTTACTATTAATACTGATAAAGATGAAACAGGTACTAGAAGTCAAGCATTAAATGTATATGCAACTAATATTGGTGCAAATAGCTTTAGTAATGGTGCTTTAACTACATCTACTGGTGCTTATAATATCATTTCTAGTTCCTATACTGGTGGTAGATTCTCTACACCATCTCAAAACTTAGGTGCTACTATTACAGGTGCTATGAATAGTATTGAATCCAAAACAGCACAAGGCATTGGTTCTGGCTGGTTTGCTGATAGAACTGGTGTTGGTGTAGCTAATACTATTAATGGTCTAGCAAATAGAACTGCTAATACTAATGGTACTATCGTATTTGGTGCTGGTAATGAAGTTACAAATTCTATTGCAGAATTGACTGGTATTCCAAAAAATACTGGTAACTCTGCTAAAGAGTTTGCTGGTAAACTAAGAGATGGTATCTCCAAGTCTAATGGTGGTGGTGCTACTATGGTAATTGGTGGTGGTAATAAAGCCGATTACACATTACGCACTTCTATGATTGGTGTAAATAATACAGTTACTGGTACTTCTGGAAATGAAAGCACAGATAACTTTGTTGTTGGTGTAAACAATAATGCATCTAATGTATCTAATGCAATTATTGTTGGTAATAACCACAATGTAGCTAATGCTACACATACAGTTATTATCGGCTCTAGTGATAATGCTACAAGCACAGTAGTAAATGATGCTGTAGCTATTGGTCATAATACAGAAGTATCTTATGCTGGTGGTGTAGCTCTTGGTGCACAATCTAAAGCTACAGTAAATTCTGGTGTAGCTGGATATGATGTAGTAACTAAGACACAATCCACAAACAATAGTCCAGTATGGATTTCTACAGCCTCTGCTGTATCTGTTGGTGATGTAGATAATAACGTAACACGTCAAATCACATCTGTATCCGCAGGTACTAATGATACTGATGCAGTTAACGTTGCACAACTTAAACAATTAGACAGCAAAATTGATACTGGTATGTCTGATGTATTAAATCATGCAAATAGTTATACAGACACTCAAGTATCCAAAGTTGGTGCTAGAGCAGCAGCATTATCTGGATTACATTATGTAGACTATAACCCTAATGATAAATGGAGCTTTGCTGCATCTTTAGGTGGTTATAAAGGTTCCACTGCTGGAGCTATCGGTGTTGCTTATCAACCAAATGAAAGCACTCTTATCCATGCAGGTGTAACTTTAACAGATAGCCCAATGTACAATATTGGTGCATCTTTCAAAGTAGGTAAACAAGATCCTACATTGAAAACTAGCCGTATTGAAATGGCACAACAAATCAAAGATTTACAAGAGCAACTTAATGAAATCAAAGCAGCTCTTGCAAATAAATAATTCTACCATGTATATGGCATAGTATTGACGGTACTATGCCATACTTTTTAGCATATAGTTAAAAGGAGACATTCAAAATGAAAAAGGAAATCTTATTAACAGCAGCAATTTTAGGTACTTTAGCATCCGGTTCTGTATTTGCACAAGGATCTAATACTGGATACAATAATGTATCTAATGGAGATTATGGAACAGTATTTGGCAGTAATAATACTACTGAAACAAGTGCTACAAGTTCATTAGCTTTTGGTGATGGAAATGTTGTTAAACAAGCAAACTCCATGGCATTTGGCCAAGGTAACTTATCCGACGGCGAAAATAGTTTCGTCGGCGGTGATAAAGCTAAAGCTATTGGTCGTGACTCTTTTGCATTCGGCTCTTCTGCAGAAGCTCTAACTGAGTATACCATTGCCATTGGTTCTCAAGCTAGAACTATTGGTTATAACACTTTGGCTATTGGTAATGGTGCTACAGTATCTGGCCCATCCTCTATTGCTATTGGTAGAACAAACAATGTTACAGGTGAAAATTCTGTAGCTATTGGTGCTAATAATGGCACTATTAAAGGTGAACAAGCTGTAGTAGTTGGTTATAATAATAAAATGACTACTGCTGATCAAGAGCAATTGATCTTTGGCTCTAATTCTGTCACTAGTGGCCAAGGTTCTATCGTTGTAGGTACTCATGGTCAAGCTACTGCTGTTGATACTGTTGCATTAGGCAATAATACTATTGCTGATGTTCAAAACGGTGTCGCAATCGGCACAAATTCTGTTACAGAATCAGCTGTTGGTACATCCAATATTAAGGATAACACAACAGACATCCGTTTCAGCAATTCTACTTATGCAGGTTCCACACCAGACTCTGTTGTAAGCTTCGGTACTAATGGCCGTGCTGGTGCTGGCGGTGTAACTACTTATACACGTCAGTTGCAAAACGTAGCAGCTGGTCGTGTATCTTCCACATCTACAGATGCTATTAATGGCAGTCAGTTGTACGATGTTGCTCTTGAAGCACAAAAGTACAATACTATGGCTAACGGATCTAATACTACAGTAGTAGCTACTGATAACGCTTACGGCAGAAAAGAGTTCAAAGTAAACGTTAATAAAGATTTGGTAGATATGAACTCTGCAGCATTCGGTAAGAATACAGATGACAAACACACAGTAATCAATACTGATGGTACTATCGTATTTGATGGTGACAAAGACACTAAATATGGTGCTAATGGTATGAATATCGAAGACCGTAACACTTTAGATGCAGCATCCTATAATATTAATGGTATGACTGCTTCTGATGCTAATGGTACAGTAAGCTTCACTACAACTAATATTGATGCTGGCAATAACCAAATTCACAACGTTAAAGCTGGTACAGCTGGTACAGATGCGGTTAACGTTGACCAAATGAATAAAGCTATCGAAGCCAATAAAGCAGTTGAATCTGTTGTTGCTGACAATCAAGTCGACAACATTGCAGCAGTTCGTGTAACAAATGGCAAATCCACTGGTGATGCAAATGCACAATACGGTGTATATGTATCCCGTTCTACTGTGGATGCTATTGCTAAAGCTTCTAACCGTTTTGCAGGAGATGACGTTATTAATGTTACTCGTTGGGATGCTCCTGCTAATGTGGCAGATCTTACTACATTCAAATACAACGGTGAAAAAGCCGCAACTAAAACTCCATTGACTTATAAAGCTAATGGTAAAGATGCTAAACAAGTTATGCTTGCTGATGGCTTAGACTTCACTAATGGTAAAAACACTACAGCTACTACAGATGCTAATGGTGTAGTTAAATACTCTGTGAACGATAACTTGAATGGTATGAAATCTGTTAACTTCGATGGTGGTACTACAGTGAACAATGATGGCTTAACTATTAACAATGGCCCATCTGTAACTAAAGATGGTATTGATGCTGGTAATAAAACAATTACTAATGTAGCTCCTGGTCGTGTAGAAGCGGGTTCTACTGATGCAATTAACGGTAGCCAATTGAATGACGCAGCACAACGTATTAGCAACCGTTATGATGCAGCTATTGCTAATAACCAACGTGAAATCAGTAAAGTAGGTGCTCGTGCAGCAGCTATGGCTAACTTACATTATCAAGACTTCAATGCTGATGATAAATGGAGCTTCGCTGCAGGCTATGGTCACTATAAAGGTCAAAATGCTGGTGCATTAGGCGTAGCATATCAACCAAATGAAAATACTATGATTAGTGTATCTTCCACTATTGGTAAAGATGCTATGATTGGTGCTGGTGTATCCATGAAATTTGGTAAAGCATCTAAGATGAATGCTAATAAACAAGTTGCTATGGCTAAAGAAATTCAAGAACTTCGTGCAATCGTTGCAGCTCAAAATGCTAAGATTGATGCATTAGTTGATCATGCTATGGGACGTAATGAAGCTATTACTGATGTAGTATTCCCAGATGTACCTGAAAATCATTGGGCATATATGATGGTACAAGACCTTGCTTACAAAGGTATTGTAGTTGGCTATCCAGATAATAACTTCTCTGGTGACCGCACTCTAACTCGCTATGAATTTGCTGTAGCATTAGACCGTGCAATTTCCGCTGGTTATATGAATCCAGAATTAGGTCGTGCTATTAAAGAATTCAAACCTGAATTGGATAGCATTTATTCCAATATGCGTTTCCGTGTAGATCGTGAATCTGGTAAAGATGGTAGTGTAAATAAAGTTGAACGTGTACGTGTTAATAAAGACAGTGCTCGTGACAACTATGGCACTATTGTAAAATAATCAATAAAAGAAAAGAAGTTCTACAAGGGTCATTGACCCTTGTAGACTATTTTCTTTTTTTGTAAAAATAGAAATTTTAGTTATATATTATAATCGTAACCAATGGTTAGGTTTATTTATAAGGAGGTATTTTATGCTTATACTAACTAAGGTTAAAGCGATTATAATTATATTCGCAACCCTTCAAAATGTAGTATTTGGATTCACATCCCCTACAATCCAAATCTACTTTATGAGTTTGGTAGATGCCAGTACTCTAAGCATTGCCAACCTATTGGATGCTGGGTTGGCAGGCACCATTAATAGTTTCCTGAGTAAAAATTCTTTCAGGAAACTATTTAAGAAGTATGCCCCTATAGTTGGGCTTATCGATGCAGTAGTCTATGCTGCAATCGTGTTATTTTCGGTGGACGATCCTACTATAAGGTTTATAGGGATCGCCATCTGTAATGGCACGTTAAATACTATTTGGGGAGTTATGCTGTTGGATAGTATTAATAATGCTATCCGAGGGGATGACTTAACTTCCTTTAATAGTTTGAATAAGTCTTGTAATCTATTCGGTTCCCTTATCGGATCAGGTATAGGCTTTTTAATTGGTAGCTCGTTGGATATAAATACAGCTATCATTCTACAAGCTATCATTGTCGGAGTTAACTCTGTATCCGAGCTATACGCATTCTATAAATTAGATAAAATTGAAGAATCGTAAAACTCGACTATTATAGTTGTATACTATAATGGTAATAGTATGGTTATATATTTAATCGAAAGGAGATGAGAAATATGATCGTATTAGATTTACTATGTATGGCCGGTTATGCTCTCGGCATCTTAAGAGACTAATTTAGTCAAGGACCTCTAGGAGTTAGAGTGATAGATACAATAAGTATCTTGATCTCTAACTTCTAGGGGTCCTTGAACTATTAGTTTTTTCTTTTCCGTTTTCTATGATACTGAGCAAGGTTTTGGAGGTGATATATGAAAGAAAACCAAATAGTATTTTAGAATTCTACTTTTTATTAATCCAAGGAGGACAGTCGTTATGAAAATCATAAACGATGTCAAGAGGGATCTAAGATTCCTCATCGAATCAAAATTAACTAAGCAATTAGCTATTCAAACGATTTCTGAATTATATAAAAATGAACGTTTGAATCCAGAATCGATTGGTCTGTGGTATGACCAAGTACGTAGAGATATTCCAAGCTATGTACAACGAACCACAACTAATGAACCACAAGTATGTGATATTAAGAAATCCATAGTTGGTGGTAAAACAATCAAAGGGTCTATTATCACCCACGACAGAAAGAAAAGCAGTCGTAAAGATAATACACCATACTACAAACGAGGAGGTGAAAGAAGATGGCATAATATCGTAGTTGGAGGCACTATGATTTCAGCCAGAAGAAACCTAAAAGCAGCAAAAGCCTCAATCTCAGCTACATATAGATTTATGGAGTTGATAGATAGTGATGAGCCTAATCCAGAAAAGGCTATCATCGACATTGTCGATAAAGAATACCGTGAAGGATATACTTTAGACAATAAGAACGATATACTCACTAGATTCGCCAGTGACTATATCGATAATAAGGCAGTATTTCTTATGATGCCAAAGATTGGTAAGGAAATTGCCGAAGGCAGAGACATCGAAAGGGTGGCTAGAAAATATAAGATCACTAAAGATGTCATTATAGATATGGTAAAGAAACATAGCTTTGTATTCTTTACGTTCTATGATATGGGTGCACTTACGTTTATAGAAGGGATGGAAGAATATGGAAAAACCACTTATCATTCCAAGTAGTTATACATACAAACAAATCGCCGATTTTGCTTATATAGCAGAATCAATGAATGGGTTTGACTTTATGTATAAAAATGGAAAATCTAAAGAAAGTTTAGATTCTCTCATTCCTAATAGCTCACAGTTACAGACCAGATACAATAGTTTCAAAAGCTACCTGGATAATTTTGGTATCACATTAGACCAATTCAAAAAATTGGATGTAAAAAGCTACTTCAATATAAAAGGTGCTAAAATTATGAGACACACTACGTATCTGAAGAATGTATTCTTTAGGTACTATAACCCAAAGCTCACTGAGAAGCTTTATGAGTTTTATAAACTAGTCGAAGTCAATAAATTATCAAAGACTGGGACTAAGAAATACTTTGGGTATAGGAACTCACAAACTGTAGCAATAGTTCGTGCCTATAGATTTGGCAAACTTTTAAGTTTGCCATCAAATGAGGAGTATAATAGCGCTCATAATTTTAAAAATAGAGCGGTTAATTATATGCTACTAACTAGCTATATTGATATACCAAATCAAAAGCATCAATTTGATATTAATATTAAAGATTCTATCAATCTTACAATGAAACTGATGCTATTAGTTATAGATGGAAAAGACAGTATATCTTATAGTGAATTTATAGACAGATATAATATTGATAAGAATGATATTTTATCTGAAAGACGTTATACAACTATAATAGATTATTATAGAAGATACAGAGGCCTGATCTCACAATATAAAGAATTAGTAGAAGACATCAATAACGGAGTATCTTGGCATTCTATCTTATATAAATATCAATTAAAGAAGTATAATCTAAAATCAAGAGATAAATTTGTTCTTTGGCTGGATAAAGTTGCTCCAATCAAAGCTTTGATTAAAAAGGAGATATAAAAATGGAAGAAAATTTAAAAAGCAAAATTTTAGAAGATCATGCTAATGGTATGACATTAGCAGATATATCTAGTAAATACGATGTTTCTGCTAATGAACTCGTTAATATGATTCTTGATAATGGAGTACATAATAGTGGTCCACGAACATTTCAAGAAGGACCTGCATTTGTGGTAAAAGATGATACAACTTCTAACACAGAAGTACAAGAACAAGAACCTAGTGATATCGTTCTATCAATTATACCAACAGATCAAGAATCTATACCACAGCATTATATGCCAACACACAATGATGTGTTTATGGACTTAATCATATTTGGGGTGAGTCTTGATGATGTATGCTCTAAGTATGACATCACTAAAGGTGATGTAGGCATTATGCTTGAGGAAATCTATAAGGATTTATCTGATAGAGTTATTCCTATGGATGATATCAAGGAAGCAATCAAAAAGATATGTGCAGAGGTTTATCTTGCACGTTTCAACTAAGGAGGAGTTAAGTATGGAAGAAAGAAAATTAAACATGAATATCCGTCTTCATCATTCACCAAATGAGTCTTGGAAGACAACTATGGAGATTCTAGATTTAGATAAACTTCGTATCGAAGGGATATCTAAAGGTAGAGACTTTATCATTTCTGAACCGCAAACTGTAAAGAAAGATTTAAAGTCAGATTCTTCCATCTTCTCATCCAAATATGGCGCATCTATATCTGATGATAAAGATGCTTATAAGGATAGATATCGTTGTGAATGTGGTCACTATACTGGTAGACTATATAACAACGAAATCTGTCCTTACTGTAATACTAAGGTCAAATATGTAGACGATGACCTTAATATTACTGGTTGGGTTGTATTACAAGAGCATGTAATCATCCATCCAAACTTATTTAAGAACCTAGAGAAACTAATCACTCCAGCTGTTCTTAAAGACATCTTGACTCTAGATGTAGAGTTAGATGAAAATGGATTCGAAGTATCTAAAGTCAATGAGAAAGTCAGAAAAGAATCTGGTGAGTATCATGGTATTGGTATGATAGAATTCTGTAAGAGAATAGACGAGATAATGGAATACTTTGCTCGTAAGAACAAGTCCAAGAAAGACAAGATAGCCAACTATGAGTTGCTACTAAAATATAGGGACAGATTGCTTACACATTCTATTCCAGTGTACTCTCTATTCTTACGTATGGTTAATCTCCAAGGGGATAAGTTCTCTTTCAAAGGAGCTAATGCTATTTACAATAACATTGCCAAATATGCAGCATTAGTAAATGGTAACCGTACAGTGATTCAAGCAAGAGACCAATTTAAAGATGAGGCTCTCTTGAATATTCAGTATCTATATGCTGGGTCTAATGATTCTTTGTATGATTCTGTCATCGAAGAATTAGCACATAAGAAAGGTGCTATTCAATCTGCACTAGCTGGACGGTATAACTTTACAGGTCGTAATGTAATCATCCCAGATGCTACATTACGTATTGATGAGATTAAGCTTCCATATAACTCATTACTAGTTCTATTGGAACAAACTATCATCAATATCCTAGCTAGGTCTTATAATATCACTTATAGTGATGCACATAAGAAGTGGTGGAAAGCCCAAACTTATGTAGACCCAGTCATCTTAGATATTATTAAGGGTATCATCAAATCCTACCCTCGAGGAATCCCATTCATCATCAATCGTAACCCAACTATCAACTATGGTTCTGTGTTACAAATGTATTGTATTGATGTATTGGTAGATTCATTCACTATGAGAGTTCCATTACAGGTATTACCTGGTATGAATGCGGACTTTGATGGTGACTGTTTGAATATCACTTACCTCATCAATAAGGAATTCGTAGCTAGATGTGAAGAGTCTTTGAATCCTAGAAATACTATGATGATTTCTAAGAACAATGGTAGATTCAACTCATTCATGAACTACTTCAAAGATACTATTGTAAACTTGAATAGCTTCTGTAATCTAGGTTTCGATACTTATACTAAAGATGAGATAGATGATATCAAAGCTCTAATGGAGGGTAGATAATGTACTCTGGAAATAATTACTTTGCTGCTAGATCTGATGTATTACAATTAGGTGAAGCAGTAGTAGTAAAATCTGAACTACACGATATTGATATTCCATGTCGTGTAGCTTTAATAGAACCGAATGATCCGATGCAAGGTTATAATACATACTATCTTGTATCTGACTATTCGGACTTAAATGACAAATTCGATCCACGCATTGGAAACTTCCATTGCGTGATCATTGACAAATAGGAGGTATATTATTATGGGCGGTACTACATACGGTGGCTTCTAATAATTAATATGTATTGGGGTAGTCTTAAGGGCTACCCCAAACATTTATATAATTTTTTGTCATTAAGGAGGTATTATGGCTAAGAAACCTTTTTATGAGTACCGTATAGTCACTCCAGTAGGCCCAGATAATGATGGTAATATACCTCTGATTGAGCTTGATATAAAACGTGATGATGACCCTGGTATTCATACTATATCTGAAATAAAGAAAGATAGAGAGCAGTTACCTAGGTCTGATAAAGATACACCATTGACTACTGATGATGTACAGTTAAAAGTAGTACCTGGTAAAGACTTTGAAGTGGTTAATAGAGATGTATTGGCTAAGATATATGCAGACCCTGATAAGTTTAAACCAATTGATATAGTAGAACGTATGGAGAAGAAGATATATCGTAATCTCTGTGTTCCATCCCATGTACATGCCTATTCTGTATGTGTAGAGTTCTTTAAGAATTATATCTTATCACAATTTAGTGCATCATTCTTTAAGACAGTTTACATCGAAGGGAAACATCTCTTTGATGATTGGGCTAAGCTCAATATCAATGATATGATTAAACGTGGTAAACCTGCTATTGCTATTATTCCTCAGTTAGATACAGACTTTAACCGTGATGGTATAGATGCAAATAACTATGACTTGACATACTATGCTAGAACGTTCAACTATAGAGATACATTCTTTAAAGATAGAGAACGTGATAAGTATATTGCTATAGCATTTGAGCAAATGCTTATGAACTTCCAAGTACGTATTAAAGTCAATACTAAAGCTAAGCAAATAGATATTATGAAATATCTTAAGATGGCTCTTAAAGTCGGTGCTACATCTGGTAAGTATCTTGATATGGATATCCATGTACCACAAGAAATGCTATTAGCATTAGCTCAAGATGTCGGATTTGATGTAGATCTAGAGAAGAAAGAAATTAAAGATCCATTCAAATTCCTAGTATACTTAAATAGTAAGTCCGAAGTCCCATTTATATATAAACTAAGAGCTATTAATGGTAGAAATGAGTTCTTTATTAGAGCTAAAGCTATGTATACTCATATAGCTACACCAGATATCAATATAGATGATGGTGAACGCCAAGGACAAGTAAGCTCTAATTACTTTATTGAGTTTACTACAGAGATTAGAATGCCAGCACCTAAAGTATATTGCTACTTTACTGCTAAGCATACTAATCTTATTGAGTTTACTGATAATGCTGGTAATATTAAGTCGTATGTAGCTAACTTTGCTAATGTACCAACATTGAATGAACGTGGTTGGGAACAATTCTTTACGTTAGACTATGAAGATAAGAAAGATAAAGTGCTAGAGATTAGTATTAGCGATATCTTTGATGGTGACCCATATATAAATAAATTAATAAAGTACTGTAAGTCTAAGTTCATTAGTCCATCTGTGTTTATTGACTTTAAGATTGTCAATAATAATAAGATAGTTGATATAGACGTCAACTGGACTGATATGGTTATTAATACAATCAAACCTGTAGACTTTGAGTATTCAGAGATAGTTGTTTATACTGATAAAGCATATATGAATTCTCAATTACTAGCTATGGAACAAGATACAGGCTACCGTGTAGTCTATAATAAAGATCCAGAATCTGAGAACTATCCTATACATGATAATAGAAATTAAAGAGTATACCTGGATGGGCAAATCGCTCATCCAGGGTATTTTTTAATTGTATATTATAACTATAAGTACATCCGTACATAAAGTTTGTAAAAACTCGTTATACGGATATATATGGTTATTATTTATATTAAATTGTGTTAGAATAGGAGATTAAAAATGCAAGAATCAAACAAATTATCTAAAAGTGATGTCATTAGATATCGGGAATTGAAAATAAAATACTTAGATACGAGGGTTCCAAAAGAAGCATATGCCATTCATCTATCTGGTATGACAACTAATCAGAAAATTAAGCTATATAGTTATTGGACTAGATATATGAATATGGTTAATACGGTATCTGATAAACCAACGTTCTTAGAAAGAGAACAAGATATGAAAACTTGTGGTATACAAGAATTAACCACTATGCTATTTACAAGAAAGGCTATCTCTTTAAGACGGTCATCTGGTAATCCATTTCTATTATTATTAAGACCAAATATAAAGAAAGAGTATACTGATTGGTTAACGAATATAAGAGAAGAATATGGCGTTCCTAAATCATTATTGAGACCTGTTCGTGGTAGACGTAAATCCCCATATAGATTATACATCTATCCAGATTATAGTAAGTTCTCTAATATATTTGATGTGCCTAAATCTATTAAAATCTTATATGGATTAGCTAAAGCATATGAGAATGGTGAGATATCTAGTGGGCAAGACCTAAGACATAAACTATGTGAATTATGTAAAGACATGGGTCATGTACCATCATTCCAAACAGGTACAATAGTTAAGTTGTATGAGTCTATTAAAGACTATTATAAGCTATATCTAGTCTATGATCAACTAGGAGATGATTTACTTCTAGGTGAATCTTTTGCTTACTTAAACAAAAGATATAAACTAACTAAGATGGGTATTTATAATATAAAGAGTTTATATGCAGCTATAACAGTACATGCATCTATAGTTGCATTATACCTTAGAACTAAAGGTCACTTGATCTCTAGGGTGTTTAATACATATTATACACCATTCTAGACAAAAGAAATCCCAGTATAGTCATTGACTATACTGGGAATTTTATTTTTTCTTTAGATATTGTACGCAACTACGAGAATGGCAATTCTGAAAACTATTCTCGTAGCGAGTACAATGAGTGCCTAAAATTCATTCAAAATCTAGAACCATGTATTATTTTTTGTAAGAGTTAATATTTACAATTGCATACTATAATTGTGTATGGTAGATACAGCTATTCATAGTAGCCGTATCTAAGTTTACCCATACACTTGTAGACTACAAGTCTACATGCCGAAAGGAGGTGACTCCTATGGCACAGCCTGGTTGCGTAGGAAACTACGCCAATCAATTAGCAGAAAGATCTTCCAATCTAGATTGGCGATCCGTACTGCTATGGACCTAGTAGCCGATAGATATGCTGACATAAACAATGTTAGCCATCATGAGGCTATCTGGGCCTACAGATTCCTTGTATCACAAGGATTCAAATTACCTATAACTGAAAATCATTTATAGGTGATAACAGAGAATACGGTGGTGTACATAGTACACCACCGTATTACTCCATTGTTATACCTGTTTTATTTTTTATACAGTTTCGAAGATAACAGGGTCAACGAAACCGACATAGGCTTTAGGATTCTTAGCTTGCATAAATTCAGCTTTACGTAAGAAGTCTAATGTAATATTAAACCCTTTAAAGATATTACGTGTACCAGTATTGCCAGTAGCTGCTTTTACTATATTAGCTATACGTTCCACTTCTAAACCTGTAGGGTTTTGAGCTTGAATTATATTGGCTGAAGATGATAAGTATTCATTAGACCAAGGCCCCATAACCTGATATCTACTATTAGTAAAGTATACAGCAATCTTTAAGTTATAACCAGGGTTCTTTTGGAACTCTTGTGCTAGGACTTTATTGATGCGTGCTATATATGTAATAATATTTCTTAAAGATGCACGTTTGACATCAACGTTAGTACCATTACTGTTATATGTAGCTTTAGAATCGTTATTAGCTTCAGCATAGTTATTTATAATAAAGACTACTGATTCATTATCATTCA